CGGGACTCCAACTATATAGTGCTATGTTAAGAGATAAAGTTGGTGCCTTGGCGACAAATGTAATGCCTAGTGACAGTCCCGCAGACGTTTATAAAGACGTAGCTATCATCTGTGAAAACAAACTTGCTGAAGAAGCATTACTAGACACTGATGAAGCGGAGTGGGCTAAAGTTTGGTTAGAGATGGGCATAGATCGAAAGCTGTGTAAGAAGCCGTGTATGACTCGCTGCTATAGCGCAACTTTGTTTTCTTGCCGCGACTATGTGAGGGACGAACTTACATATCGCTTTGAGTCTGGAAAGCTTATTAATCCTTTCGGGGACAACGATGATGCTTTTATAAAGGCAACTTTTTACCTAGCTAAAATGATCTGGGCCAGCATTAGTGATTGCGTCATATCGGCACACGAAGCTATGAATTGGCTACAAAAGATTGCGCGGGATGTGAGCCGAGAAGAGATACCACTCATGTGGCAAACACCAAGCGGCTTTAAGATCGTTCAGAGCTACCCTGAGATGAAATCCTTACGGATACAGACCCACATTGATGGACAGCTTGTGCGCCCTCGTATGGCCTCTCCTAACTATACCAAGGTGGATAAGAAGAGAGCAGCGTCTGGAGTCTCACCCAATTTTGTTCATGGGATAGATTCTGCGTTCATGGTGCTGACGATACTTTCCTGCGCTTCTGGTGGTTCTGCTGGTGAAAAACCCATTACAGATTTTTGGATGATTCACGATTCCTACGGAACGACAGTAAAGAATGTTGCACTGCTGGCAAAAACTCTCAGGGAGGTGTTTGTACAAATGTTTGAGGACAACGATGTGCTAGAGCAATTCCGTGATTCAATGCTAAAGGCTATTCCCGAAGTAGCCCACCCACCAAAGAAAGGCACCCTATGTTTGAAGGGCGTTATTGAATCTAAGTATTTTTTCTCTTAAAGGGCTTGACTTGCAACGCATGTGCTGAAAGCCCATAAGTATCCCGTTATACACAAGTGTACCGAAAAACACACTTGATGGAGAGGAATAATGAATGACATAGATAGAGCAGTCCAACTAATCACCAACGGTGAGCCTATACCACTAGACCTCTTTGCCACCCTGATTGGGCAAGGCATAGATGTTTCAGAACTTGAACGAAAATACAAAAGGTAACTATAGCATGGCTAATAAAATGATGATGACACCTAAAGGCTCGGCAAATTGGGTTAAGGTTTTTCAACCTGACACAAAATACCAACCAGAAGGGGAATACTCAATGAAGCTTGTTGTACGGGAAGATTTAGCTGAAGACTTGTGTGGTCAGCTAGATAGTCTTACAGATGCAATTTATGCAAAGTCTTTAAAGGACAACCCAAGGCTTAAGACTAAGCTGACTAAGCGTACCCCTTACGAGCAAGTGCTTGATGACGAGGGCAATGAAACAGGTGAGATTGAATTTAAATTCAAGACCAAGGCCCGTATTACAGCTAAAGACGGCAGCACGTACACCAACAAAGTTGCTGTGTTTGATGCCAAAGCGAAGCCCATTACTGAGCAGTTAAACATTGGTAATGGTTCGATTATGAAAGTTGGTTTCGAGCCTGTCCCTTACATGATGCAGTCTACTAAAGAAGCATCAGTTTCATTACGTTTAAAATCCACTCAATTAATTGACCTTGTTGAGTATGGCGCGTCAAGTCCATTCGGAGAAGAAGAAGGATATACGTTTGAAGAAAGCTCAAAGCCCTCAGAAGTTGCAGAAGAAAGTAGCAGTGACTTCAGCAACGAAGAAGACGAAGAAGACTTCTAAGAAAGAAGTTAAGTATCGAAGCGGCCTTGAACGAAACGTAGCACTTGACCTAAACAAACGGGGTATTAGCTTTCAGTATGAACATGAGCGTATCCCGTATGTGGTCGAGCGTAAGTATCTACCAGACTTCCAGTTGCCTAATGGTATCTACATTGAAGCAAAGGGATGGTTTAAAGACGAAGACTGCCGAAAGATGAAGTTACTCAAGAAGCAGTACCCTGACAAGGAGTTTCGATTCTTGTTCCAAAACAACAACACAAAAGTTCAATCTAAGCGGTTCACTAATTCCCAGTGGTGTGAGAAGTATGACTTCAAATACTGTGAAGGTAAGGTGCCCGACAGTTGGCTTAAGGAAAAACTAAAGTGAAACTAAGAGAACGCACAGACTATGTGGTAATTCACTGTGCCCAAACTAAACCGTCAATGGATATAGGTTTTAAAGAAATCGACCAGTGGCATAAACGCAGAGGTTGGGCGGGTTGCGGGTACAATTTTATTATACGACAGAACGGTATCATTGAAACAGGACGTGCCTTAGAGCAAGTTGGTGCCCACGTAAAGGGCTTCAATCACAATTCCTTGGGAATCTGTTTGGTAGGTGGCATAGATGAAGATGGTGACTTCGATGTTAACTACACTCCTGAACAATGGGACACGTTAGATTGTCTCGTTGAAACAATGACTAAAATTTATCCTAATGCTGCTGTAGTCGGTCATAAAGACTTGGACTCACATAAGGCATGCCCAATATTTGAGGTAGCAGCATGGCTAAAACAGACCAAGGAGATTCGCACCTCTTAAGTGGAAAGCTTCCCTGCCCTAAGTGTACATCCAGTGATGGATACCATCTGTACTCAAACGGGTGGGGAAAGTGCTTCGCGTGTGACGCAAACGTGCCGTGGGATGTGGCCCTACAATCAACAGAAGAGGCACCTAAAGTGAGTGGATTGATACCTAAAGGGGAACACACTTCCCTAAACAAACGTAAGATCAATGCCGATACCTGTGCCCTATGGGACTACACCAAGGCTGAGTACAACGGTACTACGGTTCAGATAGCAAACTACAAAAACGATAAGGGCACCACCATTGCTCAGAAGGTGCGCTTTCCTAATAAGGACTTTAAGTTCTTAGGTGATACTCAAAACATCCCTCTCTATGGTCAATGGCTTTGGAAAGACGGTGGAAAGATGGTCACGCTCGTAGAAGGAGAAATCGATGCCTTAAGTGCAAGCCAGACCCAAGACAACAAGTGGGCCGTGGTGAGCGTCCCAAACGGCTGTCAAGGGGCAGTCAAAGCTGTCAAGAATAACCTTGAGTGGCTTCTTAAGTTTGACACCGTGGTCATTATGTTTGACCAAGATGAAGTCGGGCAGGAAGCCGCCCACAAGGTTGCTGAGTTGCTTCCACCACGTAAAGCTAAGATAGCATCACTACCTCTTAAAGATGCTTCAGAGATGCTAATGGCAGGTCGCAGTAAAGACCTTATCACTGCCATGTGGCAAGCCAAGACTTACACCCCTGCGGGTATCGTAAGTGGTTCTGAGTTACGTAAGCGTCTTGAAGATCGTCCCGAAGTGCAGAGCTATGCTTGGCCTAGTTTTATGCAGGGAATGAATCAAAAGACCTACGGCATACGCCTTGGGGAGCTTGATGTATTCACTAGCGGCAGTGGTATGGGTAAGACTACTCTTATCAAGCAACTTCAACATCACTTCATGCAGACCACAGACCTTAACCAAGCCCTCATTCATCTTGAGGAACCTTTGGAGGAGACTGCTGAAGGGCTTATAGGTATTCACATAGGCAAGCGCCTTAACCTTCCAGACGTACGTGAATACGTACCTGAAGAGGACTACTGGCAAGGCTTTGATGAAACCTTTGGTGCTGTAGATATTGATGGTAACTCTAGGCTTAACGTCTACGATGCCTTTGGTTCTCTTGATGAGACTGACCTGTACAACAAGGTTCGATACTTCGCTACTGGCTTAAACTGTAAGGTCATTTGGATTGACCACCTCTCCATATTGGTCAGTGACTTAGGTAGTGAAAGCCAAGATGAACGTAGGGCTATAGACAGTATTATGCACAACCTAAAAATGTTGACGCAAGAGCTTGGGGTCTACATAGGACTCATAAGCCACTTGAAGAAAGCACCGCAAGGTAGATCGTTTGAAGAAGGGTACGTACCTAGCTCAGATGACTTACGTGGTTCAGGCTCAATCAAGCAACTGTCTAACAATGTCTACGCAATAAGCCGTAACCAGCAAGAGGAAGACGATAGGGCACGTAACACCTCACTACTCACTGTACTTAAGTGTCGCTACACGGGACGTACAGGAAGGGCAGACTACCTTTACTTTGACGAACACACAGGCCGCATGGTCATTGGGCAAGACCCCGATGCAGCTATGGTTGCCAATGGTTCTAACTAATTACTCCAACGAGAGAATAATCATATGACTACTTACGTATTTGATATTGAAACAGATGGGCTACTAGAAGAAGTTTCTAAAATACACTGCATTGTAATGGCTGACATGGGGACACGAAAGTTACTTAAGTTCACCACAGCTTCTAATAATATTGACCAAGGCTTAAAGCTTCTTAGTGAAGCCACCGAGCTTATTGGTCATAACATTATGGAGTACGACTTAGGTGTGATTAAAAAGCTTTACCCAACTTGGCACACAAGCGCAGTATTAACAGATACGTTGATATGTAGTCGGTTGATCTGGGGAAATATGTATGAAGTAGATGCTACGCATTATAGGCACATACCAATACATGTTAAAGGTAGGCACTCGTTAGAATCTTGGGGGCACCGCTTGGGTTTCTATAAAGGAGACTTCGGCTCTACGGCAGATTGGACGGTGTATACACCTGAGATGCTTAAGTATTGCTCACAAGATGTGTTAGTGAACGTCAAGTTCTACGAGCATGTGTTAACTCAGAAGTACAGCGAGGATGCAATACTTCTTGAGCATGACATACACCGTATCTGTCTTGAACAACAAGCCATAGGTTTCCCCTTCAATGAAGAAAAAGCTGTGCTTCTTTACGCAGAGCTTGGTGGTCGTAGGGATGAAATCAAGCAGTTAATGATTGACACCTTTGAACCAAACATTATTGAGCTTAAGACAAAGACTAAAACCATACCCTTCAACCCCAGTAGCCGACAGCAAATAGCTGATAGGTTGAAGAAGCGTGGTTGGGTTCCAACAGAGTTTACCGAATCTGGACAAGTCGTGGTCAACGAGACAACGCTGAAAGCTATTGAGGATTCAATACCAGAAGCTAAGTTGCTGCTTGAGTATCTAATGCTCATCAAACGCCTTGGACAGTTAAGTGAGGGTAATAACGGTTGGCTAAAGCTAAGTAAGAACGGACGTATTCACTACCGCACTAACACCCTTGGGGCAGTGACAGGGAGAGCCACAGCCAGTAAGCCAAACATTCAGCAGGTGCCCAGTGACAGAGCAGAGTACGGCAAACAGTGCCGTGAGTTGTTCTATGCGCCTGACGGATGGGAGTTATTTGGCTCCGACCAATCGGGCGTGGAATTACGCGCACTTGCCCACTACATGTCTGAGTGGGATGAGGGTTCCTATGGAAAAGTCATTCTTAATGGTGACATACATACAGCCAATCAAGAAGCGGCAGGTTTAGAGACACGTTCTCAAGCCAAGACCTTTATTTATGGTTGGCTCTACGGGGCAGGTAGCGCAAAGATTGGTTCTATTGTAGGCAAAGGTGCAAAGGAAGGTACACGACTTAAAGAGCAATTTCTTAAAGGTTTACCTGCTCTTAAGAGTCTACAAGAACGAGTACAAGAGCAAGCCAAAAAAGGCAAGGTCAAGGGACTAGATGGTCGCTACATTCCAGTGCGCCACCAACATGCAAGTCTCAACAGCTTACTTCAAAGTTGTGGCGCGATTTTAGCTAAACGATGGGTAGTTATCTTTCATTCAATCTGCAAATCCCACGGCTACATACATGGTAAGGACTACCAACAGGTAGCGTGGGTGCATGACGAAATTCAAGTATTAGTTAAAGAAGGTACAGGAGATGAGTTTGGAAAATACGCACAAGACGCAATGCGGAAAACAGGCGAATACTATAACTTCGGGATTAGACTTGATGCCGAATATAATATTGGCAAATCGTGGGCAGACACCCATTAACATTAACACCTCGTTTGAGGATGGAGAATGGTGGATAAGAAACAAAAGGACTGACGAGCGTAGGCGGTGCGTACCCTTAAACAAAAAGAACGCTAAACGTATGTTCGTGGACGGTACGTACATTCCTCAATCCCACCCTCTGTGGAAGTCGGGCAGGTACAAATCATTTAATGATGCGGCCTTTAGTTCCCTTAAGAACTACCCAAAGTCAACCATAGGCTGTGTCTACGTTATCCAAAACCCCGCATGGCCTGATTGGGTCAAAGTAGGTAAAGCCGTAGATGCTCAAGATCGACTCAACAGTTATCAAACCAGTGACCCTTTCAGGTCATACATTCTGCACCACCATATCGAAGTTTCTAACCGACACAAAGTAGAGCTACAGGTTCATCAAGAACTTGAGGTAGCTAGTGCGTTACGTAAAAACGAGTGGTTTAAAATTACGGCATATAACGCAGCAATAATACTAAATAACACTAAGGAATAAACGATGAAAACAGGACGTATGACAATAACCCTAACCGTTGAATCTGACTGTGAATCGGTGAAATTTAGTGGTGGCTGTGACGGTGAACCTACACCTGAACAAAGTGGAATAGGAGCAGCAATCTACGCTGCTGTCGTAGACATAATTAATGATGAAGATACGTTAATGCACTACCTTGCACTGGCTTCTGCCATAGCTGACGAAGAAGAAGAGGAAGAAGAAACAAAGCCAAAGCAGTTTAAGTTACGGCTAGTTCACTAATATCAGGAGAGTAAACACATGACCCGAAATACACTACTACTGGACGGTGACTTAATTGCTTATCGTATTGCAGCAGCACTAGAAAAGCCCGTTCACTGGGGTGATGGTTTGTGGACACTACACTGCTATGAGAACGAAGTATTTGCAGCTTTTGTAAGTAAGGTTGAGTCAATTAAAAAAGATACAGGGCTTACCGATGTAGTAGTAACTATATCCAGCCCTCGTAACTTCCGTAAAGAAATTAACCCGCTTTATAAAGCAAACCGAAAGTCAACAAGAAAGCCCATCTGCTTTGGGCCTCTCCTTGAGTTTATAAAAGAGGAATTTAACCACGTCATACTAGACCGACTAGAAGCTGATGACACAATGGGTATCCTCGCTACTCAAGAGCCTGACCGTTATCTCATTGTAAGTGACGATAAGGACATGCTGACCATACGGGATGCCCGTATCTGGATAAAAGGTGCGGTGGTACATATAACTGAACAAGAAGCTTACGAAAACTTCATAACTCAAGCTCTCAAAGGCGACCCCACAGACGGCTATTACGGCTGTAAGGGTATTGGAGAAGTCACTGCTCGTAAGATCATAGATAAGCACCGAGGCACCCCTGAGTCTTTATGGGAGGGTGTCCTAAAAACTTACAAGGGTGATGCGGAGGACGCACTACTAAATGCACGAATGGCCCGAATACTCACGGCAGAGCTTTGGGACGGTGAAGCACCTATTCTTTGGAACCCCCCAATTACATTAAAGGAAGTAGCTAATGCTTAAAAAGAAGAAGAAGCGTATTGAACCTGCTGTTGATCTTATAAACCAACCCCCTCACTACACTCAGGCTTCTATCCAGCCTATTGACTACATCCGCGCACATGAGATGAGTTTTTGTGAGGGTAATGTAATTAAGTACCTAACCCGACACACACTAAAAGACACACCGATGCAGGATTTGCTGAAGTGCCGTTACTACATTAATAAACTAATAGATGATTTAGAACAGGAATACCGACAAGCATGAACACATATTTCCCCACCGACTACCAAGCTTTCATCCACACCAGCCGCTATGCTAAGTGGCTTGATTCAGAAAACCGCAGAGAAAATTGGAGTGAGACTGTAAATCGTTACGTTGATAACTTAGTCCTTCCTAAGATTAAAGATGACGAGACAGTAATGGCAGTGCGCGAGGCAATCACAAACCTAGACGTGATGCCGAGCATGAGAGCTATGATGAGCAGTGGCAAGGCTTTCGATAGGGATAACGTGGCTGGATATAATTGTTCGTATCTACCTGTTGATGATATACGAAGCTTCGATGAAGCCATGTTTATCTTACTGTGTGGTACAGGCGTAGGCTTCTCAGTCGAGCGTCAATACGTAAACGAGTTACCAACAGTGCCAAAAAACCTCATCAACTTAGATGAGACAATCGTAGTGCCAGACAGCAAGGAAGGTTGGGCATACTCACTGCGTACACTAATCTCCTCACTGTACAACGGTGTCGTACCTAAGTGGGATGTGTCACTGGTGCGTCCTGCGGGTGCAAAGCTTAAGACTTTCGGTGGTCGGGCTAGTGGCCCTGCACCTCTTGTGGACTTGTTTCAATTTGTTGTTAGCAAGTTTAAAGAAGCTTCTGGTGAAAAACTAACGAGCCTCCAGTGTCACGATATTATGTGCAAAATAGGTGAAGTAGTTGTGGTTGGTGGAGTTCGTAGATCAGCAATGATTAGCCTGTCTAATTTGAGTGATGACCGCATGCGTCATGCCAAATCTGGGGCGTACTGGGAATCCAATGGTCAGCGTAACTTAGCGAATAACTCAGTCGCCTACACCGACAAGCCTGACTCTACATCATTCATGCGGGAATGGTTAAGTCTTGTTGAGAGTGGTACAGGTGAGCGTGGTATCTTTAATCGCCAAGCTGCGCAGAACCAAGCAGCTAAAAATGGTAGGCGAGATGCCACCTATGAGTTTGGAACAAATCCGTCAATGGCGGCTTAGTGGGGAAACCCACTCCGAAGAATTGCGTTAATTCAGGGAACACCTCTACCTAGTAGAGACAATCCTGAGCGAAGCCTTGTATCGTAAGTTATAAGGAACGTGCAACGACTATCCCGCAAGGGAGTAGGGCATAAGCTAATGATGCTCGAAAAGCGTAACATCCTGAAATTAATCGGATGATGATATAGTCTGGACTATGCGGTGACGTATAGAAGTTCATAAGAGAACTGGTGAAGGTGTTGCGACTTTCATCGAACATAATCGGTTCAGAAATAATACTAAGACCTTACCAATTCTGTAATCTCACAGAGGTTGTAATTCGTTCAGGTGATACTGAGCAAGACCTTGAGCGTAAGATCGCAGTCGCCACAATCCTTGGGACTCTCCAAGCCACCTACACGAAGTTCCCCTACTTACGTAAGGTTTGGCAAGACAATACCGATGAGGAGCGTTTGTTAGGTGTAAGTCTAACTGGCATTATGGACAACCCTCTGACAACTACAGCTAACCCTGAGTTACCTGCATTGTTAGAACGTCTACGTGCCATATCAGTAGAAGTTAACAAGGAGTGGGCAGGTAAGTTAGGCATTGCAGTATCTACAGCAATCACAGCAGTTAAACCGTCAGGAACAGTTAGTCAGCTAGTGAACTCTGCTAGTGGTATCCATGCGAGGCACAGCGAATACTACATCCGTACTGTGCGCGGTGCGTTCAATGACCCCCTTACTCAGTTTATGAAAGATCAAGGAATCCCTTGGGAGCCTTGTGCCCACCAGCCCGACACTACAGTAGTGTTTTCTTTCCCTCAGAAGTCGCCTGAACAGGCAGTGCTAACTGAGAACACAACTGCTATTCAGCAGCTAGATACTTGGCTTGCTTACCAGCGTCATTACTGTGAACACAAACCGTCAGTGACCATCAACGTCCTTGCGGATGAATGGTTAGAAGTTGGTGCTTATGTTTACAAGAACTTTGATGAAATGAGTGGCGTAAGCTTCTTGCCTTACTCAGAACACATCTACCAACAAGCCCCTTATCAGCAGTGTGATAAGAAGAGGTATGAAGAGTTTCTAGCCCTTATGCCTGACGGTATTGATTGGTCAAAGCTTTCGGACTATGAGGTTGAGGACACTACTATAGGCTCTCAGACATTAGCTTGCTCTGGTGACTCTTGTGAAATTGTTGACCTTGTATGAGATTTATAAATCACTTTAAAAAATTGTACTGGAAGTGGCATTTACGCTACTGCATCTACACCTCTTCACTCGCTGTGGAGAGGATAGAGAAATCTATAAAAAAGGAGTTATTAAAAAATGGTAACAGCAACAAGTGACTCAACGGGATTACCAATCCGTACTAAAGCTAAGACCGACTCGTATGACGCAGGATGGGAGGCTTTATTCAACAAGTCTCCTGTTCCGTTAGGTGAGGACACTAGGCCCAAGGACGCTGTTAAACGTGGCCTTTCTAGTGCATGTGTAGAAGAGGAGTGGGACTGTAGAAAATGATGTTTATGATTGCGTTTGAAGAAATCATGGAAGGGTTTGGTTGCGACTTAAACACAGCAATTCAGTTATATCAAAGGGGTACAGTATGGGAAGACGAATAGAAGTTGACGAAGAATACTTTAAGATGATTGAAAAAGATTCCCATCTTTTAGAGTGTCTTATGTATTACGGTGTTGACACTTGGGATGAGTTTGAAAATGCTCTTGTCTTGTATGAAGAAGATAAAGATGAGGAGTATACATGAAAGGACAAGTAAGAGGTCTGGCCTTAGAGCTTTTGCGTCAAGACTGTGTAGATTGCCTAGTCGTGGCAGATGAATATGAAGGGTTAGAGTTTGACCCCGAACATATGAAATTAATAGATAAATCTGAAAAGGCTTGTCGTGCTTATGACGATGCTCTCCATAAGGGTGAAAGATGACCTCACCCTGCATTAGTATCTGTCACCTCAATGACGAAGATATTTGTGTAGGGTGCTATCGTTCTGGCAGTGAAATTACAGCTTGGAAAGATTTAGATAACGAAGCCCGTAAACAAATATCAATTAAGGCACAAAAACGTGAATTGATGTTAAATGTGCCTAAATCCCACTAACGTACCGTTACAGACCCTAAGAATATTATGATAAAAAGTAACCCCATACTGGGAGCTTCCTTTGGGATTTCCCAAGGACTCCTTTCGCATCTCGATAAGATTTTTCCAGACACACTACCAACCCACAGTATTACTGTAGAGGAACTTCGGTTCTTGCAAGGTCAGCGTAGAGTCATAGAGAAACTTAAAGAGCTTTCAGAAGAAGACTTTAATTATGAGGAGTAAACCAACGAATGTGTTTATTCGGTAGTTCAGAACCTAAACCTGCACCAGTTGCACCTGCCCCCGCAAAAGCACCTGCTAGTTTAGATTTATCAGACATGGAACAAACACCTTCAGCAATGCGGAAACGCAGAGCCAAAGGAAAACGTAGTGTCCGTAACAAAACATCTAGTACAGGACTCAGTGTTGGCGGCTCAAGCGCACCCAGTTTAAATATTCCCAGTAATGGAGGTAATAAATAATGTGTGGAGCAGGTGGCGGTAACAACAAAAGCAGTGGCGGTAATGGTAATAACAACAAACCAGCAGGGCCAAAGAAAGTAGTTAAGCCTGTTAACAAAGTAGATTATCAGGCTAGAGCTAAAGCTAACAAAAGCACAAACATTCCGATTTTATCAACAGTAATAAAAGACAAATATCGAAATGATGACGTAAGTTATAATCAAGCTTATTGGGCAAGCCAACGTGCATCTAACGTAAGTCAGGCTGACATGAAAGCAGAGCAAGACCGCATAGGCATGAAGAAAGCTTATAGCGGTGATCGTGTCCCAACTTCACTTCCAAACACAGGCCCACCATCCCAGAATTTTAGGGAAGGTACAACATCTGTTAACTCCCCTAAAGCAAAAGCACCTAATAGAATCGCCTTGACTACTGAAGCTTCAGAAGGTGGTAGCTCTGGTGGTGCAAACCAATCAACTGCTTCTTCAGGTGGTTCAGCAGGTGCAACAGGACAAGCTGCAAACCTAAAAAACATGCTTGCCAGTAAAACTAAACAAAAGCGTTTAGGCAAAGGCCGACTTAAGAATAAGAGTGTTGGTGTCGGTGGTGGCAGTGGCAGTGGCTACAACGGCTTAAATATCATTTCATAACAAAAGAGAAAAATTAGCTATGCTACCAACAACAGGAGCAGTAGCTAAACGCTATACACATCTTGAAAGTGACCGAACCTCGTTCTTAGATAGAGCAAGAGAAGTTGCTAAACTTACCATACCAACCTTAATGCCCCCAGAGGGTCATTCGGGTTCTTCTGTATACGCTACGCCATATCAATCTATTGGTGCTAGAGGTGTTAATAACTTAGCATCTAAGCTGTTAATGACACTTCTTCCCCCTAACTCCCCCTTCTTCCGTTTAACAATGGACGACTTTGATTTGCAGAGTCTTGCAGGGGATGATGCTAGGGGTAAGGTAGAGGAGGCATTAGCTCGTATTGAACGAGCAGCTATGCAAGAAGTAGAAGCTACGGCTGTTCGTGTCCCTGTTTTTGAGGCACTTAAGCAGCTTATAACTTCAGGTAATGTGTTAATTCACATGCCCAAGGATGGTGGAGTTCGTGTATTCCGTTTAGATAGATACGTATGTCAGCGTGACGCTATGGGTAATGTATTAGAGGTTATTACTAAAGAAACAGTAAGCCCCTTGATGCTCCCTGAAGCAGTCCAAGAACTACTAACAAAACCTTCAGAAGAGTCACAGCTTAAATCTATTGACCTATATACCAAAGTTTGCCGTGTAAACAAAAAATGGGAAGTGTATCAAGAAGTCGAGGGACAGATAATCCCTGACTCACGGGGTTCCTTTCCCTTAGATCAGTCACCCTTTATGGCATTACGCATGGTTCGCATTGATGGGGAGTCTTATGGTCGTGGTTATGTCGAAGAGTTTATAGGTGATTTAAGTTCACTTGAAACTCTGACCAAAGCTATTGTTCAGGGTGCAGCAGCCGCAGCTAAAGTCTTATTCCTAGTGAAGCCCAACGGTTCCACGAAGCAGAAAGTATTAGCTCAAACACCCAACGGTGGTATCGCTACAGGTGACGCTAATGATGTGTCTGTCTTACAGCTAGAAAAGTACAGTGACTTCCGTGTTGCTCAAGACACAGCAAGAGAGATTACAGAACGATTAGCATATTCGTTTCTTATGAACTCCGCAGTCCAGCGTAAAGCTGAACGTGTAACTGCTGAAGAAGTTAGATACATGGCTCAAGAGCTTGAGTCAGCTTTAGGTGGGGTTTACTCCATTCTTTCCCAAGAGTTCCAATACCCAATGGTCAAGTTGTTACTTGCCAGAATGGAAAAGAGTGGAAAGATGCCTAAGTTCCCTAAAGACACTTTGAAGCCTCAGATCGTAACTGGCATGGAAGCATTAGGGCGTGGTCAAGACTTAAACAAGCTATCACAATTACTTCAAATGCTACAGCCATTAGGCCCAGAGATACTACAGAGAGAACTAAACATTGACGATTATATCGACAGGCTTGGTGCATCTTTAGGTATTGATACAAGTGGCTTAATTAGGTCAGCAGAGCAGAAGGAGCAAGAAGCACAGGCTGAACAACAGATGATGCAGCAACAACAGATGATGCAAATGGCTGAGAAAGCTACAGGCCCAGTAGCACAAGGGTTAATGAAGCAACAGCAGGAACAGCAGCCACAGCAATAAATAATAACTACCTTTAATTGGAGACAGATAATAATGGTAGATGCAGTAAACACATTTGAAGAACCCGTTGAGGATGGTCAGCATACAGAAAATATGCTTAAAAAAGCTGAAGGTATTGATAACCCTGACGTATCAGACCGTCCTGAATGGCTCCCTGAGAAATTTAACACTGTTGAAGACATGGCTACTGCCTATCAAAGTCTTGAACAAAAGTTAGGTTCTAACGAGGAAGTAACTGAAGAAAGTGGTTTAGATGAGATTGCCGATGAACTAGAGGAAAGGGGTGTTGATTTTGACGCACTATCCAACGAGTTTGCAGAACAAGGTGGTCTAACTGAAGAATCATATGAATCGTTACTAAAAGCAGGTATTCCACGCACTATGGTTGACCAATTTATCGAAGGTCAAAATGCAGTGGCAGGTCAGCTTCAACAACAAGCCTTTGAACAGGTTGGAGGTCAACAAGCATATGAAGATATGGTTTCGTGGGCTTCTGAAAGTTTAAATGAAGCTTCTATAGATGCGTTTAACAATGCAATGAATAGCGGCAACATAGAGACAGCAAATCTAGCAATACAGGGTCTGCAAGCACAGTACCGTTCTGTTAACGGCAATGAACCATCATTGGTCATGGGCGAGACTAAATCCGTAACAGGTGGGGTCTTTAACTCTGCCGCCCAGTTGACGCAAGCAATGCGCGACCCAAGGTACAGTTCTGACTCTGCATATCGACAGGAAGTAGCTTTGAAATTATCACGAAGCAACGTCCTTTAGATTCTCTGTCTCCGCAGTAATATTCCCACCAAGCTATTGCAGCCTCTGGTGGGTTTTTTCGTTTAATGAAGCAACAACTTTATTCCAAGTATCTATCGACCTTCTGCGGAAGACAATCTTTAAGGGAAAGGAAGTAAGAGTCTGCTGAGTAGAACAACTCTCAACAACTTAATACTTTTTTTAAATAGGTACATTTAACATGGCATTTCCAACAGACCAAACAACATCACGATTAGGCCAAGTCAACGCGACAGGTGATGATCGTTCCTTATTCCTCAAGCTTTACGCAGGGGAAGTATTAACAGCGTATGAAGAGAAGAACGTCTTCATGCCTCTACACCGCACCCGTACTATTTCTAATGGTAAGTCTGCAAGCTTCCCTTTAACTGGTACTGGTTCTGCAAAGTACCACACGGCTGGTACATTAATACAAGCGGATGCAATTAAGCATGGTGAGCGTATTGTGACCGTTGATGATTTGTTAATCAGCACACAATTCATTGCCAAAATTGACGAAGCAATGAACCACTATGACGTGCGTTCTATCTATTCCAAAGAGTCAGGTAACGCATTAGCCAATGTGTCTGATCGCAACATTGCTCGTATCATTGCTAAAGCAGCCACAATCACTACTTCTTCTTTAGCAGCTACAGCGTTTGGCGCTTCTTTTGCAGATGAGGTTTACACTGCTAACTTCAACATTGGTACTACTACTGCACATGCTTTAGACGGTGCTAAGATTGTCGCTGCTATCTATGCGGCTCTTGAAGAGTTCGATAAGAAAGACATTGGCGGTGATAAGGTTTGTGTACTACCACCTGCCCAATACTACGCTCTATTGAACGTGCCTAGTGTTGCTAACGCTGCATGGTTAAACCGTGACGTGGGTGGTGAAGGTTCCGTAGCTTCAGGCGTGGTTCCACAGGTCGGTGGTGTTAAGATTATGATGAGTAATCATCTACCTAGCACTAACCAATCTTCTGCTTCTGGTGACGTTGAGCCAATAACTTCTACACGTACTGCCGCATATCGTGGTAACTACGCTGCTTTACGTGGTTTGATCTTCTCACAGGACGCTGCCGCAACTGTTAAGTTGCTGGACTTAGGCGTTGAGTCTGAGTATCAGATTGATCGTCAAGGTACATTGATGGTTGCTAAGTACGCTATGGGTCATAACATCCTACGCCCTGCTTGTGCCATTTCTTTGAACGCTGTGTAAGCAGTCTAGTTCTAACCCAAAGGTGGGGAGATTAACTTCTCCCTGCCTTTTTTTTCATTTTAAAAAGGGCTACCAATGACTCCCACAACAAAACTGGAAGCTATTAATACTTTACTGGCAACGATTGGTGAATCCCCTGTGAACTCTCTAACTTCAGGTTTAATTGAAGCTAGTGCTGCTGAACAGACGCTAGATAATGTAAGTCGAGATTTCCAATCACAAGGGTGGTCTTTTAACACTGACCTTACCTTTCAGCTTTCACCAGACGCATCAAATGAACTAGCACTTCCTGCTAACTGTTTGCATGTTGACACCATTCATACACGCATGTCCTCAGATACTGACCTTGTTCAGCGAGGTATGAAGATGTATGACCGTATTAAAAACACTTACGCCATTGGCGTGGCTGTAGAAGTTGACATAGTAGTGTTGTTAGATTTTGAAGAGATGCCAGAAACAGCCAGACGCTACGTAGCTATCAGAGCAGCGCGTGTTCTACAAGACCGTGTACTTGGTTCAGAGTCACTACATTCTTTCAACGCCCGTGACGAACAGGTTGCTTGGAATAATCTATTACAGAATGAATCTGACGTACAGGACTTAAATATATTCGACAACTATGAGACTAATTATATAGCTCATTATTACAGGTAGGTGGTTTAACTATGTCTTTAGTATCGGGTTCAATCCCCAATCTCCTCAACGGTGTCTCGCAGCAGCCTCCAAGCCTACGACACCCAAGCCAAGCCGAAGTACAAGAAAACGGATTATCTTCAGTTACAAGAGGATTGGAAAAGCGGCCTTGTACTGAACACGTAGCTAAACTTACTAGCAGCCTTGCAGGTACTACCGCCTTTCTACACCCTATTAAATACTCAAGTACGGAAGATTACACAGCCGTGTTTAGCAGTTCAGGGATTAAGGTATTTGACCAAGCAGGTACAGAGCGAACAGTTAAGGATAGCGCAGGTAATACACTTACAAGTCTTCCAACATACCTTACTGGAGTTACAGACTTTAATGCCAATGTTAACGCTGTGTCGGTAGGAGACACTACTTTTGTAGTTAACAAATCTAAGGTTGTAGCTCTTGATTCGTATACTCCTACAGCACGACCTAACGAAGCTATGTTCTATGTACGACAGGCTGACTACGGCCTTACATATAAAATTACAGTGGGCAGTGCTACAGCTACTTACACAACTCCTGATGGTTCATCATCCGCACATTCTGCTCAGATTGGTACGGACTATATAGCTACTCAGTTATTTAACAACTTATCTATTTCTTCCCCTTTTGTTAAAGAAAGAATTGGCTCAGTGATCTACGTTAAAAACCCTTCTGCTGACTTCACAATCACATCTAGTGACGGTGCAGGTGACAGATTCCTATACTCCTTTAAAGGCCAGACGATTGACTTTAAGAACCTTCCTCGTAAGGGTAAGGTAGGCTTTAGAATTAAGGTGGCAGGTAGTAACGAAAAGAAGCAGGATGACCATTATGTACACCTAACTCAAGGTGACAACACTAACAACGAGTTAATATGGAAAGAGACTGTAGGTGGTTTTGCAGTAGATGGGTCAGCACTAAAGAACCGCATAAACGCACTAACTATGCCCCACAGTCTTCGTAAAGAAGTTAACGGTACTTTTACCTTTGCACCTTTAACGTGGGATGACCGAGAAGCAGGAGATGAGGATACTAACCCTGTACCTTCTTTTATCGGCTACAAGATTAACGATATATTCTTTCACCGTAACCGTTTAGGTTTTCTTGCAGATGAGAACGTAATCTTCAGTGAAGCAGGAGAGTTCTACAACTTCTTCCCTAAGACTGTATTAACTATTCTTGATTCTAACCCGATAGACGTGGCTGTATCTAACAACCAAATATCTATCCTGAAACACGCAATACCCTTTAATGAATCCTTGTTGATCTTTTCTGACTTGACGCAGTTCATGTTGACAGCTTCAGAGCTATTAACACCTGACACTGTGCATATAGATGTATCTACTAACTTTGAAGCTAACCTTACTGCTAAACCAGTAGGCGCAGGTCGTTATGTATTCTTTGGGTTTTCCAAGGGTAAGTGGGCAGGTATCCGAGAATACTACGTAGAGCAGTCTTCTGAAACTAATGATGCGGCTGACGTATCGGCTCACGTACCTAACTACATCGAAGGTAACATCCGAAGTCTTGCAGCTTCCTCTAACGAAGATATGCTTTTGGTACTGACAGATGACAAACCCAACTCAGTGTTCGTTTACCGCTACTACTGGCGGGGTGAAGAGAAACTACAATCAGCTTGGTCTGAATGGAAGTTCTCAGGAGTAGTACGCTCCACAGCATTTAACGGCTCAGTGATTAAGCTGGTGGTTGAATACAGTGATGGTCTGTACTTAGAAAACCTCAGTCTAGCTAACGATAGTGCAAGCACTGATATGGTCTATACTTCTACATTAGGTAACTATGCAGGTGGTGCAGTTTTATTAGACAGGCGTTATAAGATAGCAAGCAGCACCCTACCTTATACAGACAGCAACACTATATTTGTTAACAACACTGGCTCCATACGCTCACAGTCAGAAGCCCTAGCAGATTATGCAGGTGGTGCTGTGATTTACGCAGGTATACCGTACACCTTTAAGTATAAGTTCAGTGAGCAAATCTTAAAGCAAGACAACAAGGCAGTAACTACTAACAATCTTCAGATCAGAACCTTCCATATAACTTATAACGACACAGCCTACTTTAAGGTTGAAAGCGAACCTACAGCACGTCCAGTGTATATTAGGGAGTTTAACGGAAGAATTATCGGTGGCTTAAACAACCTATTGGGTCAAGCTAACCTTGATGAAGGTACATATCGCGTTCCTATAAATACAAACTCTAAGTACGTCAATGTGACAATTACTTCAGACAGTTATTTACCGTGTGTGTTCCAAAGTGCTGAGTACGAAGGTTTCTTAACTCAAAGAACGTCAAGGATTTAACGCTTATGGCCCACTACCGAGAGGCTACAGAACAGGATGTTCAAGAACTTTCAGAAAAGATGCGTGAGGCAGATGCTATTGAAGTAATGGCCTCCAATGGCTTAACGCCTTTAGAAGCTTTAACACAAGGCTTTGAGTTATCTGAAAGTCTTGCAATCATCCATAAAGATGAACTCATAGGTATGTTTGGAGTTGCAAAGGTCGGGGAGGACATTGGTTCTCCTTGGATGCTTGGCTCAGACAAAATACCAGAGATAAAAAAAGACCTTTTAACACAAGCCCTAGATTGGGTAGTGGAAACCAACAAGCAGTACCCCCTCCTCGTTAACTATGTTGATGCTCGTAATAAAGTAGCAATCAGATGGTTAAAGTATTTAGGTTTTAACTTCGTTAGAAAAATACCTTACCACGGGACAGGGCGTGTACCTTTTTATGAATTTGTAAGGATTGATGCTGATGTGTGATGCAGGAACAATACTGTCTGCTATGACTTCCATTGTTGCAGCAGATGAACAACAACAACAAGCCCAACGTAATGAGGCTTCGGCAAACGCTGCCTACCTAAATGACGTAAGGCAACTTAACTTAAGACAACGTGAAGAACAAGAAGCTGAGTCCCAACGTGGAATGGAAGCAGACATTCAAAGCATGAAAGATGTTTCTACAGCTAGAACCGCTTCAGGTGAGTCGGGTGTATCTGGTCTATCCGTAGATGCGCTTATGACCGACATAATGCGTCAAAACTTATTTGACGATACCAAGGCCGACTCCAACCTTTCATCTACTGAAGCACAAATAGCGCAGCAGAAGAAAGGAGCAGAATCGGGGCGGCAATCCCGCATCAACTCAGTACCATACCCAAGCTTTGCAGCTACTGCCTTACAAATTGGTGGTAGTGCCTATGAAGGTGGCTACTTTAAGGGAACAGACCCTTACAAAGCCCGTATAGCTAAACTATAACATAAGGAGTTTTCGCTGTGGCGAGACAACGTGTACAGACCAAATATGCAGCTAATCAGGTGCGCCTGACCCCTCAAGCATCCCCAGTAAATACTTACGTACAACCTGCTCGTAACGACCAGATTAGTAAGGCATTAGATGCAGTAACGGGTAATGTTAGTCGTGCAGCCGCTAAAACAGACAGGGCTAAAGAGCAATCAAAGTCTGCTGAATTTCAAATACAAAAGTTAATGGCGGTGGAAGCTGCTTACAATGATGGAAGCTTGGGCGATTGGGCGACAGTCAGTAAAGGTTTTTCACTAGCTAACGACCCTCAGTATGGCCCTGCATTGCAGGTAGCATACAACCAAAAAGTAGGAACTGAGGCAGGTATTAATGTACAGTCTGAATTGTTTAAATGGGACAGTGAAAACCCTAATTTAAGACAAAGTGACCCAGTAGCCTACAGTGAGCAGTTAGATGCCATTACAAAGCAATTACTGACACAACACTTAGGGCCAGATTCCATAGACGCAGTTGGCTACCAATCTGCTATACGTACTCAAGTGAACGCTGCCCAGAACCAACTTAAGAGCCAACAAGTCTCTGAGTATAAAGTTGTACAAGCTCAACTTCCTTTAGAAAACTTCTTTACTCAATTAGGTGCAAATGTAAATGTTGCACACTTAGGGTCGGCAGGACTTACTAATGCGGAACGTACATCTGCTATTGGTGAAGCTGTGTCTCAAACACTACAAGCAACATTCGGAACTAATACAATACCGCCAAAAGCACTTAATGGAGCTACAACTGACTTCCTAATCACACTGGCAAATGAAAACAAAAACTTAGACCTACTAGATATTGCAAAGACTATTAGCACTGGTAATGGTGGGTTCTTGTACGGTATTCAAAGTGAAAAGAAGAAACTACTTGCTGCCCAAAGAACCCTAGCAAGCCAGTTGAGTAGTGAAGATGCAGTTGCTTACGCACAGAAAAACCGCAAAATGGCAATCGCTAAAGATGATTACCAAGAAGCTGCTTTTCAGTATTACAACATACACGGTGACTTTGAAGATTTTGACGGCCCAGAGTCTAGTCAAGGTATGGGTGCTTACGATATTAGTGTAATTCAAAAAAGAATTGCTGATTTTAAAGAAAGCCCAACGCTCACTCAAAATGATTACGAAAACTTCTACAATCAGTTTAGTAGTGTAACTGAGCTAACTCCCGACAGGGCACAGGAAATGCTCGAAAAAATGACTATAGGGAGCATGGCAGAATATCGTTTAGCCAAGGCAGCAATGGGTGACGTTATTAATAAGCGTGGTTCAGTGTTTACAGGTGACTCGTACAAAGCTGCTTCATCTATTATAGATAAAAAATACGGTATTGACCCTCAAAAGAATATAAGTATCTCTAGTATTAGTCTTGCGGCTCAAGATGAGTTTAACATGTCAAAAGCTGACTTTAAGCAAAGAGTAACATCATATGTTGTAGACCAACGCACCCTTGATAAAGCCTTAAAAGTAATTGGCGAGGAGGACTTAAGTGGAACGTCCTTGCATCTACTTGATTATGAGGTGAAGTACAGGCTCTACAAGCAAGCAGCAAAAGACTCTGTTGAAGCAAACGCAACTGATATAAATAGTAAAACAAACAATTCCCAAGCTCAGACTACAGTACCTCAAGTGGGTGCTACCGTAGTTATCGCTGGTCGGAACGTAACTGTTACACAAACAACAGCATCACAGTAGGAGGCAGACAGATGACATACGAATATGATCTTGGGGGTGTAACACACACCACAAGCAAGCTATTAACCGAACAAGAGATTGAGTCTGCTGTACTCCAGTACGAAAACTCAGGTATTTTAGACCCTGAAGCTCAAAGGCAGGAACAACAGTCTTACCAAATGAACACCCAAAACAAGGGTCTTCTTGATGCTTACCGCATGGTTTATAACAGGGAGAACGAAAAGGCGTTTGAAGGTACTGATGCCGAACTGACTGACGCATACTACGAAAGAATGAGGCACTTTGAAGGTAGCTTTGACGAATTAGGTGGACTCCTGTTCCGCTTAAACGGTGACTACTATTCTGAGGAAGAGAAGGGTGCCCTTGGAGCTATGTGGCATAACTGGGAAAAAACAGTACCTTTCTACAGCGACAAAGATCAATTTTGGAAAGGTATAGGAGATTATTCAGAAGCTTCAGCTACTGATATTCTAGGTACTTGGGCACCTCTAGCTGCTTCTGTAGCAACTTTAGGTTTTGGGGCACCTGCTGCTGTAGCAACCAGTAAAGCAGGTCAAGAAGCAGCTAAAGCTGCCGTAAAATGGCAGTTAACTAAATACTTAGGAAATCACTTCTTACAAGGCGTAAAGCAAGCTGCTCCTTGGGCATTAGGTAATAGTTTAGCCCTACAAAATGTAAAGACTGACTTAGGCGTAATTGATGGTACTTCGTTAGAGCAGACCGCTATGGATGTTACCATTGGTAGCTTTGTAAACGGTTCACTTTCGACAACCTTCGGAGGCGGTAAAATAGCCTTAAGTAAAATGGGCGACAAAGGAGTAGACCCTAAAACACCTAAGACAAAAACACCTAAAGACCCAAAAGGCACCCCTCTGACACCTGAAGGTGAAGCACAGACCTTTGCAGCAGCCAGCAAGTTTATGGACGACATGGCTGACCCTTCAGTAAAAAATCAAGAACGTGTTGATAGCAGAAATGCTTTTCTTGATTCTGTGGCTGAAGCTACGTTAGAGAACATACAAAAAAGCTCTAAGTCAGGGCAACGTATTACGCAAGAACAGGCTAGACAAAACGCTTTAGACCGTCTTACAGAATTAGGTGTAAAGGACTTTACTCCATTAGAGATATTAGAAAAGCTTAAAAAACTTCCTGAATCCCACGGTAACTTTTCAAGCTTTGCGGCTTTGGCTGTAGATATTGAAACAAGCCTGTATAACAGTTGGGCAAAGGCATACAAAGAAGGAACACCAGCTATGGATGCTTTTTCTATGTACAACGATGCTGTAGGTGTAGCTTCAAGGTATTCAGGCGAAGCAGCTAGGGCACTCAACTATCAGAAAGCTAGGGCACGTCTTAAACCTAATGAATTAGCTGAAGTGTTAGAAAGTATGTCTAGTACGCATACTGCTGCCGAAGCTAGAGATGCCTTTGAAGCACTAAGTAATGCTAGGTGGGGCACTCAAAGAACTGGGGCACAAAGAGCTTTAGGCGTAGCAGAGTCAGCAGTAGATGTTATTAGTGAGGTACGTACTTACAACCTACTCTCTGCTGCTTCAACTATGATTGTGAACACCGTTTCAGGCTATCTAAACATGAACCAACAATGGCTTCAAAAGTCGTTAGGTGGTATCACTAGCTTAAAAGGGCGTGAGTTATCTGAAGGTCTGCTTCAAGGTGTAAACATGCACCGTAACTTGATTCAAACACTTTCTTATATGGCAAGGGCTGTTAACTCATCTAAAGGCTATATTGACCGTCAAAGGTCTTCAGCAGAGCTTGGGGATAGAGGTAACGACATAGCATTAGGCAACCGAGACTTCCAGATATTTGGTGACTCAAAGTTAACTGGAGGTGCCCCTAGCAGTATAGCAAAGCAAGAGGGTGAGTCTGCTGCTGTGTATGGAACTAACATCCTTGGCAACGTATGGAGAGCATTAGGTAAGCGAGGAATTGCTGGAACTGATGAGTGGATTAAACACGCACAGTTTAGGACTGAACTGCAAAACCTAGTAGTTGCTCAATTACAAAAGGACGAAGGACTAAGCTTTGGACAGGCATATATTAAATCAGAAGGTGTGGTTAATAAGCTTACAAAGCAGCAAATAGATAATTCTATAAATGGCACTATGTCTCGCAACCCTTTAATTGCCAAAGCACTCGTTAGTGCCCGTGAGATTGCCTTTCAGAATGGCTTTAGAAATGACCCCGCAGGTGCCGTAGGTAAAGGAGCTAATGACTTTATCCATACAGGACAAATAGCTGGTAAGCAGGTTGCTCCTATATTTATGACCAAGCTTATCGGTAACGCCATATCCCCTTTCGTGCGTACACCATCTAACATTTATAGCCACTTAGGTGAAATGACTCCAGTGTTGCAGATGTTTAGTAAAACAATGCGAGACACAATGCAAGCAGGAGGCCCACGGGCCAGAGAGATGGAGAACAAAATCCTATTCGGCTCTGTGTTGTGGGCTTCCGCAGCTACAATGGCTATGACGAATATGACTTCAAACTCTGGTTCAGGTAGTAAGGGACAACGTAATGTAGAAAAGGCAGTTAACGGCACTGGCTACGCTATCGTTCTTGATGACGGAACTCGTTATAACATAAGAAAAGGCGACCCATACGCTAAACCTTTATTAATTATGGCTCGTATCAAAGATGTATTTGAGTACGGGGATGAAAAGGAACAGAGTGAATTAATGGGTTCTCTAGTAGTAGCTACTATTAAGTCTATGGCAGAGATGCCTACACTTACAGGTGCAGGTGATATTGTTGCTCTTTTAGATGAGCAATCAGCAGGTGATGCAGTTACTAAGTTTGGTAATAATTATGCAACATCCTTTTTGCCTTACACACGTATGATTAGAGAGTTGTTGGTAGAGTCAGGAAACGATGTGCTGATACCCGAAGTATTAGATTTGTATGATGTGCTGCAACAGCCTCATGCTTTTAATATAAATGGTAGGCCAGACAATGTTAAACGAGATGCCATATTTGGAACTCCTGTAGTTCGTAATCCTTATGCCTTTGCTCCTATGAGTGGCATTGAGGTATCTAAAACATCCAAAGACCCCGTTCTATTAGAGTTAAAGCGTCTTCATATTGGTATAGAAGCACCCCCTAAAGCAATAGATGGGGTGGCTATGACTGACTATAAGGTAGATTTAAATTCTAACCAAAATGTCTATGACTTGTATCAGGAGTTGGTAGGTACAGTGGTTAATAAGGAAACTGGGCTAGACCTTTACGGAAGTCTGGAACTCCTGTTTAAGACCAGTGATTATCAAGTCAACATGAATGACGATTTGCTAACTTACGGACGAAGAAGTCAAGGTCTTAAAGCTAAAGCCGTTAAAGACGAGGTAGCTCTTTTTAGACGCAAGTATGCACTTGACGCTCTTAGGGTTCGTTTAGGCGCAGATCATCCGTTTATTGTAGAACACTCTAGGGTTAATGGTCTTGACGCATTATCTGGTGCAGGTGCTAGTAAAGCAACGGCAGCACTATACTTTCCTTTTAATAAAGAACAGTAAACCTACATCTACTAATCCTCAATCTAATTTCAATAAATAGGGCCAATACCTATGGCATATAGCTACATAGAGTATACTGCGAATGGTAGTACAACTACTTTTTCCATTCCGTTTACTTACACACAACAAGCGGATGTTGCTGTCTTTGTTGGCGGTACATCCACATCCTTTACTTTTGCTTCTGCAAGCACCGTATCTTTATCTACTGCACCTGCTAATGGGGTTATAGTTCGTATTGCACGTACTACACCTATTACTACACGCGCAGTAGACTTTAGTAACGGTGCTATCCTGACTGAAAGTGACTTAGATAATTCAAACATTCAGGTCTTTCAGGCGGCTCAAGAAGCTATAGACACTGCGGCATCATCCATCTTTAAAACAGCAGATGGTAAGTTTGATGCTC